CAAAAAACCCCGACTAAATCGGGGTTTTTCATGCATAGATGTGAGTGACGGGATGTCACATCTCATTTACTTGCGAAATAAACCCACCAACACCAATAGCGCGACTAATCCAGCAAAGCCAGATTCGCCAAAACCATTTATAATAGATGTTAGGTTACTAATAACATTAACACCAAAGAAACCACTGCCGAATAATACTTCGCCTATGGCTCCGATGGCTACAAAGGATAACAATAGAGACGCTATGTCTTCTACCCATCCTTTGACCATTGTTACTACTTCACTCATTGGTTTTTCTCCAGTTAGTTTAGTATTGCATTAATTAGGACTATAAAAAGTCCTCTTATATAACTATTTATATATGAGAATTTCTTTTTTTAGTATATATTTATATAAAACAGAATAAATTTAAAGTTATATTTATATTAGAGTCAATCTAATTCAAACAACACGAGAAAACAAATGTCAGATTTTAAAGTATTTGAAGGAAAATCGTTATCCGATGTATTCAAAGACATCTATGATAATTCAACAACTAATAAGAAACAGTTAGATATTCTTATAAAAGAGATAGTGGGATTCATTAAAGATGGTGATACTGCAGTACAGTTAATCCCTGCGGTTAAAGAATATTTAGAAATTAAAGTAAAAAATGATGAACAATTGGTAAAGATGGCATCAATAGTTCAACGATTAGTTAGTTCTGAAAGTAAAGGTTCAGAAGATGAATTTGGGTTATCTGATAAAGAAAAAGAACAATTAGTAGGTTCGATAGAAAAAGTTGCACAAGAAGCACAAGAATACACAGATGTAGTAAACAGTAAAGAAAAAGTAAATGCCGATAATTGAAAATAATACTGTAGTAGTAGATAAAGGTATTGATGGATTTGTAAATCAAAATCAGGCGTATCATATGATACGAAAGTATTCCGATGCGTATCGTTATATTCAGTTTGATATATGTGAAGTTAAAGAAGTATATATTGTAGGTAACAATTCAGATGCCGGATTATATGGAGCAATACAAGGTAGGTTAGTTACTTCTGAAAAAAATACTACATTAAAGAATAGATGGATAAAACCATTTTCACTTAGAGATTTTGATTTACCTTCTGAAAATGAATATGTTATGGTATTTGAATATGGAGTTCCACCAGAAGCAACAGAACTTTATTATATAAGAGATTGGAGTGCAAATAGAAGTTTAAATTTTAATATTTTTTCTCCAGCACTTTCTGGTAATGCAACTACATCAGAAATGGAAAGAGCAGCTATAATTCAAGATACCAAAGTTACAAAGACTGTACCATTACCAAGATATAAAGATGGGGATAAATTTATTAATGGTAGATTCGGCCAAACTATACAATTTACCAGTAAGAATGAAACCCAGCCTTGTTTGAGAATAACAAATAATACAAATAAATTTAATGAGGATGGTTTATTTACACCATATTTCGATAATGAAGGAAGTGTTATTTATTTAGAAGGTAGTAGAATACCTTTAGATTTAAAACAAAGAGTTAAAGGGGTAGATGAATTTCCAGAATTAACAGGAGACCAAATAGTAATAGAAAGTGATAGGTTGATTTTTCAATCTAAAAAAGAAGAAATATTTATCAATGGGTTTAAAAAAGTCTCTATTAATTCTCCTGAGATATTTATTAATGGACAACCATATGTTCATGGAAATTTTATAAGAGACTTAGTAGATCAACTTGTTAGTATAATGGATAAATTTGTTAGTGGTGTCCAGGTAAATACTGTATCAGGCGGACCTGTACAGGGAGCCGTTTTCAGTTCAGAGACAGCAATTTTAAAAAGTATACAACGACAAATATTTAATTCGAAATATAAGAATGAAACAAATCCAGAAGGTAATCCACCCACGAAGAAATCTGATGAAGAACTTAACGATTATATAACCAATTTAGGATATTAGAATATGCCGAAAACAGAACAATTAGTAAAAACAGTAACTATAGATGATAACGGTGAACGACAAATAATTTGGGAAACCCATATGGTTGAAGAAAATACTATACGAGTACTAGAGACTCCACTGGGAATCATAACATTACCTTTGGGAAAAGTAACTGTAAATGGTACAAAAGGCAAGCCTAAACATAAATTATACAATGGGGATATAATTAAAACTGGATCTAAATCAAGAGTGGAAATTAAATTACCAAGTGGTGGAGAAGTTGGAGAAAGATGGAAAGTTAGAATAGGAGAAAATTCCGAGTTTGGAATCACTACAAATAATTTAAGAACGGCGGCAAAAAGTTTCGGAATCCAACAAAAGCATGGAAATTTATATGATACATTCGCTAGTGGGGTAGCTGGAGTCTTTAGTAAAGGCCCAACAGGTAAAGTACGAACACCAACCGCCGTAGCAGCTATTAGAGGTTAATTATGGCAAAAACACCATTAGGTAAACAATTAGAAAAGTATTTACAATCAAAGCTAAATGGAATATATGCGGTAGAGGCAAAAATTTCTGTTGGGGAATATGAAGGTACTCTCACCAGGGAAGATATTGAGAAGTTAAGAAAAGACTTGAATAATAAAACTGAAGATTTAGAAGAGATAGAAAAAAGGCTAGACTCTAATGAAAAGATTATAAAGGGATTAGATACTACTATTAAAACTCAAGAGGGGTTAGCACTTGCACCAATTATAACACCAACTGGCCCAGCCCTTTCACCGGGAGTGGCACTTATAGTAAGAGAAAAATCTAAAGAACAGGCGGATGATCTTAAAGAAGTAGTTAAAGAACAAGGTAAGAGTGCAATCAAGCAGGCATTAGACGGATTAAAAAGTGCCAGAGAAACTTTAAATAACATAGGTAAAAAATAAGTTACAAACTAGGAGATAATAAAATGAAGTTAGAAGGACTTAAAAAATATATAGCTAAAACTGTACGAGAAGAAGTACAAAAAGAAATAAATAAAATATTTATTACTGAAGGTAAATCTATTAAAACCAAAACAAAACCAAAGGTAGTTTCAACACCTAAAGTTACTGAAGAACCTGTAGTTTATTCTAAAGATAAAACTCTTAATAAAATTTTAAATGAGACAGCCGGATTTAAAGGAGCACCAAAAGAAGGTTTTGAAGATTATCCTACTCTAAGCGGAGAAACTTTTGATTCATCAAGAACAGCAGAATTATTAGGATATGGTGATATTCGTGGTGCAGGAAGTGATGAACAAAGGAGAGAAATAGGAGCGGTTCAGACTATCAAAAGTGTACCAGGAGTTAGAGTGGAAGATGTACCTCAAGCAACACAAGATGCATTAACACGAGATTATAGTTCTTTAATAAAAGCAATGGATAAGAAAAATAAATAAAATGGGGAGTTCAAGAGAAAAAGACCAAGATCCAGATACCTTTATAGGTTTAGCATTTCCATTGGGATTTGCTAATGATGGTATTTTTAGAAAAACTAAAACTACCTTGGAACAAGCTAAACATAATTTAAAAAATCTTTTATTAACTATGAAAGGTGAGAGATTGGCTCATCCAGAATTTGGATGCGATATACATACGTTGATATTTGAAAACATAGGTACAGATATACCTGATAGAGTTGAAGAAATGATTAAAGAGGCGGTTGATATTTGGCTACCATATATATCCGTTAATGAAACGGTTATTGAACAAATTGATAATAGATTGAATGTTGATGTAAATTTTAGTTTAAAAAATGATTTAACAAGTGGTGAAGAAGTTTCTTTAACCTACGAGACAGGAGAGTAAAATGGCTGAATTTGATAAACAGGTAAAATATTTAGGAAAGGACTTTGGAAGCTTAAGAAATAATTTAGTTGAATTTGCAAAAACATACTACCCTACAGTTTATAATGATTTTAATGAAACCTCACCTGCTATGATGATGGTGGAAATGGCAGCATATGTGGGAGATGTATTAAATTATTATATTGATGATACTTTTAAAGAAAGTTTATTACCATTTGCACAAGAAAAAAATACGATTTATAATATAGCACAATCGTTAGGATACAAACCAAGATTTATTACACCGGCAATAGTAGAATTAACTTTAACACATACGGCACCTGCCAGTACAGACGATAATTTAGAACCAGATTGGGATTATGCACTTAATATTAGATATAATTCTCGTGTTTCAAGTGATACTACTGGAGTGGATTATAGATTATTGGAAGATTGTAATTTTAAAGTAAATAGTTCTTCGAGTCCAAGAACGTTTGAAGTATCAGCAACTGATAGTACTGGAACTCCAACCCGATATAAAATAACAAAACGAGTTAAGGCAATTAGTGGAGAGGTTACTTCGGAAACATTCCCATTTGGTGCAGCTACAAAGTATGATAGTATTTTATTAGGTAAAACTGATATCACAGAAGTAATTTCAATAACAGATAGTGACGGAAATACTTGGTATGAAGTTCCATTCTTAGCACAAGATACAGTATTGAGTGATTTTGAGAATACTATAGATAATGATAAAAATTTAGTACAATTTGCAGGTACATCTCCATATGTTTTAAAATTATTAAAAACTTCTAAACGATATGTAACATTTCGTAGACCCGATAAAAAAACAGAATTAAGATTTGGTGCAGGAATATTGGTTGCACCCGACGAAGAAATAGTACCAAACCCAACTTCAGTAGGTAGTAATATATCAGGGTCACCAACTAAATTGGGAGTTACTTTTGACCCATTGAATTTTACTAACACGAGAGCATATGGAGAAGCACCTACCAATACTGTATTGACAGTCACATATGCACATGGTGGTGGTGTAGGACATAATGCTAAAGTAAGAGATTTAAATGCGTGGTCTAATTTGGTCTACGCGGCAGTAGATTCTACATTAACTACATCAGAAGTTACTACTGCTAAAAATTCATTAACCGTGACCAATCCGAGCCAGGCTACTGGAGGACAGAGTGAAGAATCAGTTGAAGAAATTAGAAATAATGCATTGGCATTCTTTCAGGCACAAAGTAGGTCAGTAACAAAAGAAGATTATGTGATTAGAGCATATACACTTCCACCTAAATATGGTTCTATTGCTAAAGCATATGTGGTACAAAATGATTTATTAGATGTGGGTGATACTACGGAATCTAATCCGTTGGCATTAAATATGTATGTTCTTGGATACACGGCTTCGAATAAATTAACTCTTTGTAATAATTTGGTTAAACAAAATTTAGCCAGATATCTTGGAGAAACAAGAATTTTGACTGACGCTATTAATATTAAAGATGCATATATTATTAATATAGGAATAAAATATACTATATTGGTTAATAGGAATTTTAATAAATCTGAAGTATTATTACGGGCAACAAAGGCTATACAAGACCATTTTAGAATTGAGAAATGGCAAATCAATCAACCGATAGTAACAACCGATATAGCAAATCTTATAAGTGATGTAGACGGGGTTGCCGGAGTTGTACCACCAAAGACAGACAACCCATTTAATCTACCAGTTGTTATAGAAAACAAATGGAATACTGCTAAAGGATACAATGAAGTATTATATGACTTTACTGATCCCACGGTAGTTAAAAATGGAGTAATATATCCAGCTAGAGATCCATCAATATTTGAAATTAGATTTCCAAATGTAGATATTGAGGGTAAAATAGTTGGTGATGTATATTAGGAGATAATTAAATGCATTATTTTATATACGCAGATGCAGACGCTACACTTTATGAGGGTAGTGCAACACAAAGTAGAAATACTGGATTAGATGAAATATTAGAAGTTCGTAAAGATATGAATGATAGCGCTACCGTTATCAATGTATCTCGAGCTTTAATTAAATTTGATTTAACAGAAATTTCAAATTTTATTTCGGATGGTTTAATTCCAAGTAATGATAAATCTGAACCAAGTGCTTCATATTTTTTAAATCTTTATGATGCTGGTTCTACTGGATTGACCTCAACTTCACAACTTTTATATGCACACATTGTTTCACAATCTTGGACAGCCGGTGAAGGTACATTTCACGATGACCCAGAAACTACTGATGGTGTTAGTTGGAGATATAGAGTTGGACAGAATGATGGCACTCAATGGATAAGTGGTAGTAATGATGTAGGTGGAACTTGGTATGGAGATTTTGATACCACTGGTAGTGTTAATTGGGATTTATTAGGAGAATATCCTTCAACTCACATGACTGCAAGTGCTGGAAAGTTAGGACGTTTGAGATATGCTTCTCAATCTTTTGATTATGGTAGTACAGATATGAGAATGGATGTTACTGAACCTATTAGTATATTACTTGATTCGAGTTCAGCTTATCCAAATGAGGGGTTTATTATAAAGAGAAGTGGTAGTGTGGGTAATGAAGATTCAAATTGTCCCGAAGGAGATTCATCTGAATATGGACAATTTAAATTCTTTTCAAGAGATACGAATACAATTTATCAACCAAAGTTAGAAGTAGTTTGGAAAGATTTTGTATATTCGACCGGTTCTACAGCTTTAACTTTAATGAGTGGTTCTCAATTAGACGATATAGTTTTTTATATGAAAGGTATGAGAGATTCATATAAAGAAAATTCAAAAATAAAATTTAGATTAGCGGGTAGGCAAAGATATCCTGCAAAAACTTATGAAACTACACCACGTGCATTACAAGTAACTACATTTCCAAGTGGAACTCTATTTTATTCTGTTAAGGATGCACTAACCGAAGAAACTATAATACCTTTTGATCAATATACTGCAGTGAGTTGTGATTCATCTGGACATTACTTTAATCTTTGGATGAATGGATTACAGGCAGAAAGGTATTACAAAGTGTTATACAGATTTGTAAGTGGTAGTGGGACTATAGGAGAAATTAATGATATTCATGATAATGACTTTACATTCAAGGTTGAGAAATAATGCCATATAAACAAAGTGAATTACCTAATGTTCCTTTATATAGTTCATTAAAACAAAAACAATTTTCTGATAATTTTGATAAAATGATGACGTATGTTGATAACTATATAGAAGAAACTAGCCAACAAGATACAAAGTATCCCACGATAGAAAATGATTCAGGACAATTATTATTTTTTGGTTCTGGAAGTGGAGAAAATTTTGATACAAATTGGCAAAAGGTTGTAGTTCCAAACACTATACCAGATATAGATGAAGATTTAATACCATTACATATTAATACAGACTTCGAAAACTTCTAATGTCAAGTATTTTATTACAAGAAGATCTTCAAAATTTATCTCAAGGTAAAGTCACATCGGGTGGAACTAACACTACTGGATTTGGTACTTCTGTTACAGATTTACTTATAGTAGGTGGCCAACCGATTTTAAATGATTTTGCAATAATTAAAGTTATAGATTCTGGTGGTACAGAGATTTTATTATCACAAACATTTAAATCTACTGCATTTGATTTAGATTCAGACGGTAAAGTTATCTTTAATATTGGTAATCATTTAAGAACACTTGGATTCGATCAAGGAACTTATAATGTACAATATGAATTTTTAAGAAGAAAAAGTGGATTACCAGGTGCTCGTTCAATTGATCTAAGCGGTGAATTTTATTCTGGCCCCACTACAACTACAGAAGATGGTAATATATATAAGGATGTGTTAGATGAGACCACCATATTGGGTTCGGTTGATGCAGGATTAGAAATTAATAATATCTCAACGTTACGAGATGA